CAAATCCACGTGGAGATCGTGGCTGGCTTGGCATGCGCGATCTCGGCCCGGTGCTTGACCACAAAGGGGCGCTGCCCCAACTGTCGGGCCATCAAGTGCACCACCGTCGCAGGATCATCAGCGCGGCGCTCACGCGTCGGCGTGATGAGGCGAGGACATTGCACCTGCCCAGTTCGTACCGCGCCACGGGCGCGCGCAGCTAATCCTGTCGCGCTACTGCGCTTGATCTTGCGCCGGGTGCGGCAGCGACCCCTCGTGATCCAGAACCCATACGTAGTCCCGCGCATCGAGATAGCAGCCGCAAATGTTGCATCGGAAAAAGTTTTCGGCCTCGGGGACGTGCCGCCTGCCGGCGCGCTCGCCGAGCAGCGTCCCGCGTGGTCTCGGTTCTTCGAGTGACATGATCGCCGTTTGGGATGGGTCCATTAGGGTTCCACCGGGACATTGCACGAGGAGCAGTAAAAGATGATGCCGTGCATGGATTCGAAAACCGTAAAGCCTTCGGCAACGCTATCCACCTTTATATCGAAAGAGCCATCCTTCTGTGAAAGTTCGGCCAGGCCAATCTTCCCGCACACGGGACAAAGAAGACCTTCAACCGGATGATCGCTGGACGCCATCCCACAAATATGCACCTACGCTTGCTCCGATCAACGTCAATTTGGCTGCCACAATCAAATTCGGAAAACGTGTGTTATTCGGCGTGGGGTCTGACGCTCGATCGGCGTCCAAGTCGGACCCCAGTTCACCCACACCATCGCATTGTATCGACTAATTAATTGGGCGCCCGACTAGGGGCACGGTTGGGAGCCGATTGGGGGTCAAATCGTAAGCCGATTCACAGTAGTGATGATGGAGTCCACCAAGGATGGCGCGTGAATTAATGACACCGGCCCGCTGAACCAGGCGAGAGATCGGCGCATCCTTGTCCAATGACCGGTGAGTTCTGAAGCCGTTGTAGTAGCAAGCATACGATCGCAGAATCCGGCGCAGGTGCGCCTCGCCAAAGACAATGATGTGGTCCGCACACTCGCGTCGGATCGATCCGATCAGCCGTTCGGCAAAGCCATTCTGCCAGGGTGAAGCTGATGCCGTCGGCTTGTCCCGGATGCCCATGGCGCGCAATCGGCGTGTGACGATGGTGCCGTAGATCCGATCCCGATCGCGAATGAGGTATCGCGGAGCCTCATCCCAAGGAAAGGCCTCCGTTATCTGATGCGCAATCCACTCCGCGGTCGGATTTGTTGTAACGTTGATCCAGACAAGGTCTCTGCGGTCTAGCCGGATGATGACGAAGGCATAGAGCAGGTTGAAGCCAATGGTCGGGACAACGAACAAGTCCATGGCGGCGATATCTGGGGCATGATTGCGCAGGAAGGTTCGCCATCCCTGGCTTGGCGGGCCACGCCGCTTGACCATGTATTTGGCGACACTCGACTGCGCCAATTCAAACCCAAGCTTGAGCAGTTCCCCGTGGATACGTGGCGCTCCCCAAAGCGGGTTCTCGACGCTCACCCTACCCGTTCCGCGCTCAGCTACCGCCGTGGCGTCCTTGACGTTGGTCGAGGTGCTCAAGGCATGGAAGATGTACGATCCGGGACTGCCGGCAGTCGTGAAGCTTTCCATCGACAGCTGAATGCGCCTGCGCAGGCGGGGGTCCAGTTCGCCGTCCATGCTCTGAACGTTGAAGCGCGCTCCAATCACGTCCAGGTCGGAGCCTGTAGCGAAGGGCAGCATGCTCGCGCGAGCTGCAGAGTTGATGCGCTCTCTCACGATCATTTCACCGTAGGCCTCAGCCTCCAGGATGATGTTGGTGGGGGATTGCTCGAGCTGTAGAGCTGCTGCGAGCGCTGGGTTCTTGGCCAGGACCCTGAGCCTGGTAGACATCCAGAAGGAGTTCGAATTCGATTTCCTCAATCACTTTGGGAGGAGGAAGTCGGGCGAAATCGATGTACAGCGCTGGAGACTCGAAACTTGGCATTCTGAGGCCCTCGCCTAAATTGTCTGCCGAACCCTTTTCAGGGCAGCATCGACGAGGTCGATACCCTCGACAGTGATTGTGATCTCTCCATTCGCATCGAATGCATCGATCGCGACCCGCGTGACCTTGAACTCAGGCTCGTAGGTGTTGATTGCCGAGATTGCGGCCATCATGCCGGCCATCATGACTTCTTCGTTGCCAGGCTTGTCCTGCATGTCGATGAAGCTTGATCCCCACCACAGACGCATCAAACGGGTGCGCAGTCGAGTAGTGAGGATAGTTACGATGCTCTGCTTGATGCGATCCCATCCCTGGACGTATTCGCCAGTGAGACGGTCGATGTCGATCAGATGTTCCGTTGGATCGTTTGACATTCGGGGCTACCTTATTGGCGGCGCCGCTTGCCTTGGCTGACCGGCTGCTCCTCAACCGAGGCCCCCAATACAGGAGCGTGGGGAGATACTTTCTCGGCAGCAGGCGCTGCGGCCGGCGAGGCATTGGCCAAGACCTCCTCAAGCGCGTGCTTGAGGTATTTGGCTTCAGCCTGGATCATGTGAATGGTTTCGCCGGCAGTTCTCAGAAGTCCATTGACCCAGAGATCTGCAGCAGCAGGTACTTTTTCATCTTGATTCCATTTTGCGTCAGGCCAGTCCGCCGCCACCGCTGTCGGCAGTAGGCGCGTCGCCGCCACCGCCACCCATTGACGGAGGTGGCAGAGGAATATTCGGTGGGCCGGTGCCCGGGTGAGTGTGGATTTTTCCGATGTTGAGTCCGTCGTGACCAACTTGACCGCCAAACTGATACCAGCCTGAACTTGACAGTCTCCAGGTGGCGCCGCCGGTCACGATGGTGATGCCATCGCTGTCCATCGCCCACGAGGTTGTGCCGCCCTGACTGATGGTGGTGCCATCATTGGTCATCACAATCTTGGCACCACTATCGCCGCCCTGGGTGAGTGTCATGGAGTCCTCGGTCATCACGACCTTGGCTGCATCTTCGCCGCCCTGGGTGACGGTGATGTCCTCTTCAGTCATCACCATCTTCGACATATCGTCTTCCCCCATCTGGACGGTCAGGTCTTCCTCGGTCCATTTGACCTTGGCCTTCTTGTCCTTGAACTGAGCAACCATTTCATTCTCATTCATGAGAATGTCGGCCTTCTCGTCCTGCTCGCCGAAGCGAACGTGGACTTGCTCTTTGTCCTGCTTGTAGAACGACTTGTTCTTGCCGACCGTCTTGAGGACGAAGTCTTTCGTCGACTTCACCTGGGTGGTGTCGTCATTACCCTCTTCCGGCACGTTAGGAAGCTTCGGAGCCTGCTTCCCTTTGCTGGACTGGCCAGAACTGCTACCGCCTCCAGCGCTGCCACCAGCACCGCCTCCTGCACCACCGACCAGTTTTCCGATGTTGCCAAGATTGCTGAGGCCTGGAATATTCGCGGCGTTGGCCAGATTTCCGAAACTGGTGAGCTTCGTGATATTAATGCCGGTCATGCCGGCGATCTTCGAAATGTCAGCGATGTTGGAAAGATCGAGACTTCCAAGTCCGCCTACGTTCGCCAAGTTGGCGAGGTTTCCGAGGTCCATACCGCTCAGGCCGGCAAGATTGCCGAGGCTTGAAAGATCGCCAAGATCTCCCATACCGTCTGCGCCACCGCCGCCCTTCTTCTGAATGATCAGGTGGTGGGTATCTTTGGTCTGGTGTCTCCAGTGATTCCACTTGCCGCCGCTTTCGCCGTCGCTCTGGCTGCTCTGGCTAGCCTGTCCGCCCTCGCTGTTGCTTTCATCGTCCTCGATCAGATGGACAATCTCGTCCGGCTTACCGTGGGGAGAAGGAGTGTCAGGGCCATAATGGTGGGGCTCGACTGTTGATAGCTCCGGCGTGCCACCGACCGACCGCATCAAAACCTGCTGGCCCTTCTTGGGTGGAACAGACATCTTGATGGTGCCGTGGGAGAAACTGCCCCATGGCTGCCAATCGCTCTTGAAGGTGTCCTGATCGCCGCCACCGCCGGAAGACTGACCGCTCGGAGATTGATCCGAGCCGTCGTTCATTTTGACGTACCAGCGATTTTTTTCGTACTTGACGTCGACGATCTTGCCGAGCCGTTCCTTGTTCTGGAACTTACGTTCGAGATCCTGGAGCCTTCGCTCCATTGCGTGAACAGCTCTCATCAGTCACCTTCGGGTGTTACATCCAATTCTTCGTCGCCAGCCAAGCCAGCTTCGTTGCGGACGTGCCCGCGCACGGTGACCGCGGATTGCGGAACCTGGCGGACCATCTGTCCTTGGTGGTAGACGAAGTCACGCTCAAGCACGCGGTTGCGGCCGATCATGAGATCGCTTTCCCACTCGATCACGCCAACAGCGACGCCTTCGCGGCGAAGCACCGGTTGGCTGATGCGCTTGAACTTGACCTTGCTGGCAGGCGCAGCGTTGGGATCGCCGAACTTGTTGAGGTTCGCCATGACGGCGATCTTCTCAATCATCTCCCAGGCGCGGGCATCTCCGTCCTGATTGGCGAACTTGTTCTCGTCGATGACCACCACGACAACGCGCATGCAGGCGTTCATCTCCATGGTGGAGGTGTGCTCGGCGGTCGGGACGTTCATCACCGCTACGCGGGCGCAGGGCGTCTTGAGCGTCCAGTCCGCAATGTCATGCTCGTCGAACAAACCGTCGTACCATTCGACATCCATGTTCGGGATCAGGTTCTTGATCGCGCCGATGATGCGGTCACGGAATGCAACGATCTTGCTCATTAACCGCCTCCGTTCGCGAGATAGTTTCGGATCATTGAACTGATCCTTCGGACGTTCTCGTCCGAGAAGCCCATGAAAGGTCGGGCAGGAACTTGTGGTTCGGCGCGCTTCGATTTGAAGGCACCCTTCACACGCTTGACGCCCTTATGCATGTACGAGGCGTGCGGCGCTTCGGCCGAGATCATGAAGCCGTCCTTGCTGACGTCCAGAACGTCGACGCTGTCGGCCAAACCACCGGTCTGAAACAGCGGCTGATCATGCCCTTTCAGGGCGATGGTGACGTCTGATAGCGCCTCCCAGCGCTCGCCGTCCGGAGACGTCTTGGTGCGCAGGATGCGGTTCACCGTCGACCGCTTCATGTATTCTGCAGCCTCAGCCATGACCGGCTCGAGATCGAGTGTGTCATGGAGAAGCTTCGAGATGCGCCGGTTCAGCTTGGCGATATCGCCGGAGTCGATACTGACGCTGAGGCTGGGCATTACGCCCTCCCGCAGTCAAACGACCCGCCACTCCGCTTCACGTTGGGATCAGTCGTGGTCGTGGTGCCGTCACCGTTGTCCGTGGTGACCGGCGGAAGGCCAAGACCGACCTTGCCGGTCGAGATCTTCTCAAGGAGCGCAAGGGCGTCCTCGTAGCGCACCCGCATTTCGTCGGTTCGACCGCCGCGACCGAGCGCAATCTTGTAGACTGCGATGTCGATCGCGCAGGTCCGAACAACGCCCGGCGTCGGCGTCACCGGAATGGCATACTGAGCAGACAGGTAGGCGTTGCATACTTCGTCCGCCGACTGCAGTCCCCGGGCAACGACTTCGTCATCCGGGGTGCCGTCACGGTCGTAATCGGCCACGCGAATGAGGAGGTCTTCGCCGTAGAGTTCGTCGATGTCCGCCTTCGTAGCGTAGGCCATGGTTAAAAACCCCTATTACGACGCGACGTTGACCGCGAGGCCGAGCACGATGCGAAGCCAGGCGGTGCCGTTCGAATAGGCCAGGCAGGCAGAGCCGGCAGCGCCGTTCGAAACGGAGATAATCTTGCGAGCATTCGCCGCAGGATCCGGAAGACCGGCAACAGTAAAGCTGTCGAGTGTTACTGCTTCGAGCAGCGCCCTGCTGACCTCTTTCGAGCTGTTCTGGCCGCGCTCAACGTGCGGGTTGAGAGACATGGTGGTGACCTTTCAGAGGCGCGATTAGCGCCTTATTTTTTGTTCTTGTTCTTGCCCTTGCCGGCGGCTTTCTCTTCAGCCTTCGGCTCTTTTTCTGAGGCTTCCTGACCTTCGACATTCTCGGTCTCGGTATTCTCGGACTCGACCTTCTCAGTCTCAGTCGCAGCGGGTTCAGTAGCGGCGGGCGGCGTGGAATTGGTGGTTTCGTCCGTCACCGGCACTTCGACCTCAGCCGCGGGCTGGTCGATCTTGTCAGGGAGGACGGCGTGACGCGCAGCCCGGACCTCTTCCGAGACCAGGTTGCGGTTGTTGCGCAGCTTGGCTGCGGCTTCGCGGGCTCGGTAGCCCTTAGTTCCGATCATGAAAATCTCCAGAGTCACAAAAAACCCTCCCGGATTTGCTCCAGGAGGGTCTTGTGTTTCAGAAACCTAACGTCTGAGAATAAGACGATTAGGCGGCCAGCATGTGCTTGAACGCGACGATGCGCACGATCTTCGGATCGTACACGCGCTGCCAGTTGGTCGTGGTCGCCAGTTCGGCGTTGGACGGCGTAACGCCGGCCTGGGTGCTGCCCAGCCACTTGATGCCGCGGGGGTGCATGACCCACTGGCGCCGGTTCACGATGTACTCCTGGCCCATGCCCTTCAGAGCCTGGCGCTCGACTTCCACCGGCACCTTCGGGGAACGCTCGCCGAAGCCGATCGCGCCGGGGCCGAAGATGTAGGTGGTGAAGATGCGGGTCGCGCCCGCGCCGGACACCGGCATGCTGTCGTCGACCAGCACGGTCTTGCCGAGGTAGGTCGGGATGGTCAGCTTGCCTTCGCTGTCGGGCATGAAGTCGATCAGGTCGGCCTTCACCATCGCCTTCAGCGTGAGGGAGTGAACGGCAACGCCGGTCAGACCACCCTGCTCGTCGCCTAGCAAGAACGCCGAGTCGATGAAGCTGTCGGCGTCGAAGTACTGCGCGCCGGCGGTCAGCGCCGAGATGTCGTTGACGTTGGCAGCCATGGCAGCCGAGCCCATCGCACCCACGAGGGTCGCGAGCAGAGCGGTCTGCATGCGCTTGTTCCACCACTCGGCGAAACGGTTGGCGATCGCGTCGATCGGGTCGGCGCCGGACAGGTCGGCCGCGAGGTCCGACGTACCGAAGGCCTTACCGCGGAGAAGCTTCACGGCCACGTCCTGGCCGGTCGTCATCTTGCCAACGGTCAGGTCGGTGGTGTCGTCGAGCACTTGCTCGGCGTCGCTCGCATCGAGATCGTTGAAGAACGGCATGTTGACCGTTTTGCCTTCGATCTCGGCGTCGATCACGCTGGACAGGTCGGTGATGATTCCCGACTGGAACAGTCGCGACTTCTCGGTCGACAGAACCTGCACGTATTTGTTGAACTTGGTCGGGACAATCATGTCCGCGAGACGAGTCTCAGTCATTTCTCACTCTTG